AGCGTATTCGTCCTGAGTTTTTCTTTGGAAGTCTCCGATAAAATTAACAAATGTTTGAGGGTCTTTCAAAATCTCTTCAGGGGTATCGTTTGATACTTTAACAGCCCCTTCTCGCATCAGAGAGTACATCATATCAGCAGCACCAATCGATCCATCACGTCCGCCCATACGCTGCCCATACACAACGTTATTTACCATGTACCCTTTTCTTTTTAGAGTTCGAGCCATAGCAGCTTCGTCTACTACAAACCCGTAATCGTTGATCAAAGAGTCAAACATTTTTTTAGCTGTTTTAGATTGAGCATCAGCCCAGTTGACGTTTTTAGAACCGTCGTGGTATCCAACATTTGAAATATTTAAGGTGCCGTTGGAGTAAGTAAGATTTGCACTCTGTCGTCTGTAATCTTTGTCTCGGCTTACTATGAATTTAACAATCTGAGTTGCAGCTATAAAATAATTTATTGGGTTTACAAAGTTTGCTATTGAAGCAGCCGTTTGCCCCGCTGATGAACTAGGACTCCATAGAGCTACTGCAGATGCAGTTGCCCCCGTTGCTAACAGAGCATTTGGAGCATTTGGGTTATCATAGAAAGCGTCCAATGACAAAAATGCAGCGGCTGTTAAACCTAATTTTTTACCTAGCTCTATTCCCGGTCTTGCTTTGGCAAGCTCCTCATCAATTTTAGATTGAATCTGTTCTTTTGTTGATCCTATAGCGGCTGCTTGATCTGCCGCCTTTGCAGCTACTTCAAACTCCTCAACTGACATCATTTCTGGTGGCATGGGGCCGATAAAATCTGGTCCGGGTCGAACTCCTTCCACAAGGTACTGCCCAGTTGAAGGATCTAAAACAGGAGTTCTGCCGTAGTACTCCGGAGTCATAGGGCCTACAAACGCATCAGAAGGTCTAGCACCTTCTATCACTGTTGGAATGTCTCCGCTCTTGTATTGCCCAGAGGAGAAGTAATCATTGAGAGCTTTAGCTTGAACACCAGAGATGTCGTATTTAAATTCTAGGTACTTATCAAACCCGAAATCAAGACCTTCGGAAGTTGCTCCTGCAATCTCATTTAGATCTTCAAGATCTTTCATGGCTTCTTGAAACCTTTTGATGTCTGTAATAGATACACCATCTTGTCCGAAAAGCTGATTGGCTTCTGATTCTACTCGTCTAGCAAACTCCTCTGCCCGCTTTCTACGTATTTCCTCAATGCGCTCATTAAAAAAACTTGAATCAGTATCCGGAGGTGTTAACTCTACTGCATAAGGAGTAAATAATTCCGTAGGATCAGTAGGTTCACCGGGAGAAAGCGGAGCGTCTGCACCTACGGCTGCAGGAGACTGGGGGCTTTCTACATCCAGAAAAGAAGTCGAGGTATCACTTTGACTCATTTTTCAATACCTCCGCATAGTTATTCTTCAACTTGAGGAGCGTTTCCAGTAAAGCCGCTTTCCCCTGCAGTTGGCGCAACTCCGGTTCCGATTGTGCCATCACCAACCCCCGAATTGTCAGTTGGTGTAGGGCCTTGAGGTAATCCTCCAACCCCTCCCATACCTGTGGGTTGTTGACCAGTGGCCCCACCATCGGGAGCATTTCCTTGTTGAGCATTTTGTAATCCTTTAAGCATCTCTGCGTAGATTGCTGCCTCGTTCATATCGTTAACAAGGCTATCCGGATCTATATCCTGTGATATGGCAAGCTCTCGCATTAGGTTAGGTAGTTTGATAAACGGAGCTAACATGGGGTTAGATACCGTCTGCAACAACGCCGTAAGACGCTGTGTGCGTACCTCCTTTTGCATAACCGCAGATGCACCTCTAGGTTTAATCTCTAGATCACCTATGATGTCTGGGGATTCGTCGTTAAACTGCATATTCCACTGAAAGTATGCTTCTCCCAAAGGCTTCAACATGAAGTCGTCAATGTTCTTAATTACTGTTTTCATAGACAGGCTGGCAGAGCCTAGCAGCATCGACAGACCCGCTGCCGTGCGCCCTGTGCCCGTAACGCCTGTTTGCCCGTGCATGATAGACGGGATACCTGTCTCTTCGTCGGCAAGCTGACGGGCGATCTGATACATCTGAATGTTCTCACCAGCCGTGTTGGGGAACTTCAACCCGTTGATTGCTGTCCCTGTAACTCCCGACTGTCGTCGGAAGATCTTTCCGGGGAAGATATCGAAGTTCTGTCCGGGAACCAGAGCCGCCTCGTCTACGTCGAACACAAGGTTGCCAGCGAGAGCAAGGTTGTCAATTGCCATACGCATGTGACCATTCATCAGCATCTGTGCGTCTTCCATGTTCTCAGCTACGCCAACACCAAAGATGTTGTACGGGTTGACTTCGAACGGCATGGCGCAATACGGAATACGCGCCGGAGTAAACGGATTCAACACACAGCGTAGAACGCGAGGACCACAGACCCAAGCATTGATCTGAAGCTGGTCAAGATCATCCATGCCAGCCGGAATGTCCATGCCAATCTCTCTGGCAAAGTACGCATCCAAGATGCCCCAGTATTCTAGAACCTCAAAACGATTATCCTGATAGGCAGGATCATTCTCATCGTTACGGACGGTATCTTCATAGTACTTGTCCGTGTAGTTCGGCCCGTGCGCGATAACATCTGCAATAACTTCCTTGTCGAAGAACGGACGCTGCTGTAACGCACGTAGCTGTTGGCGGTTCATGCGATGACGCTGAATGACGTACTCTGCATCATCTAGGCTCGTAGCAGAGGGATCTGGGTGAAAGTCCCACACAGATACAGCTTCAATACGAGGCACAACCTTCTCAAACGGGCTGTACATGCGCTGTCCCTGTTCGTCTCTTTGCCAACGGCTAATTGTTTTTTGAAAGTTGAGGGGGCCTTTTATGATGCCTGTTCCGAACAGAGATGACTCAAACACAGCAGACCGGAGAACATTCACAGCGTTAGAATCTAAAAGCTGATCGTGAATACATTTCTCCATGCGGCGGGCTGCTTCTTGTGCCGGACTAATCTGAGGTTCTCCCAGTTTAGCCTTGCCCTCTGCAAGCGGAGCTCCTTCAAACTCAGCAGCAAGTCCTCCAAGAAAGTCGTTCTCTGTGCGAACGGCCTCTCGCGCTCCCGGAAGAAGCTCTCTGCCATCTCCCTCAAAACCGTAAGGTGTTTCGGATTCTTGCTGTTCGTCTAGAGGCGTTTTAAGATGAGCGAACTCTGCTATGCCCTCTGGCATGGGCGTTGACTCTACAACAATCGGGAACTTCTTATTAGAAAATAAGATATCAATGATCTGACCATATGCTGCCAAGACCTTCGTCTTTGTTATTTTCAGAAAGACTTTCGAGCGTTCAGAATCGCGGTACTGCGTCGTCCCGTCGTTAAAGTTGCCCCGAAAGTTTTTGTAGGCTTGCAACCAGCGTTGCTCGTGATTATAGCGGCCCGTTTCCGCAGAGCGAAACCGTTGCTGTATCAAACCTGCAAGTCCGGGGGCTATCTCTTCGGCGTTGTCAATCACATCTGGTTGATCGTCACCAGATTGCATCATATCCTCGTCCATAGTGGCCCCTTTGGATTAGCCGTAGATGCTGTGATCTTCAGCCTGTTTCATAATACCTGTGTCAGTAGGTTTGGTCTGCTTCTTAGGCATGTCCTCAGTGAGAACGCCTTGTGCAGTTTTGGTATCAAACTCTAGTGATTCACGGTACAGTTGGGTTTCGCCTACGTTTTGATCAACAGACTGTTTGTCCTGACCCATAATGTAGCCCGCACCATAATTATAGTTATTACCCGGCATTTTGTCTACTCCTAATTTAAGTTTAATTTATCCATTTGCCCGGATACAGGCTCTTCAGGGTTTTGTCCTTCATCTCTGTTGAACAAACCTCCTATCTGTCTGGCTAGTTCTGCCCCGCCTTCTCTCATTGCAGATCCCATTTCAAGTTCTCTCTCTGCCACTACAGATCCAGCTTTTCCCACGTCTTCAACCCCAAACCCCAGAGGATTTGCAGTTCTAACTGGTAAATCTGCAGCCACTAGGTTTGCCTCTGTATCTTTTCCCTCTTCTCTGAGTTGTTTAACTCTCTGATTTGTTGCATAGACATCAGTGGCTACTCCTACCCCAAAAAGTGCTCCTCCCACAGGGGGAACGGCAGGAGCTACAAATGCTCCCACTGCTTTTGTTGCTTTTCCCGCTTTACTAATAATATCGTAAAGTGCTCTCCTCCGATTTGCACCCCCATCATCACCCTCTTCGTTCAAGTCGAGGAGATCTTGTCTGTCCTGATCTGATGCAGCACCCTCTCTGGCAGCTTTTTGTGCTTGCGCTTTTTCAAGGTTGAGTTCAGCTTCACGTTGAATCCCTAACAGTCTTTTTTCGTGATCAGCTTGTTCTAACGCCTCTAGTCCAGCTAGATACTGCTGACCTTCTGGACTCTGGAGTTTGACAACTCGTTCCATGTCAAGAGTAAGAGCTTCCAACTTAAATCCTGAAGCTCGTTTTTCAGCCAGAGCCATACGCTCTTCTTTAGTGCTGTAACCTAGCTCTTGTAATTCTTCATCACTAAGATTGCTAATTCCTGCAGCCTTCACCCTAGCATCGGCAACTCCTTGCATGGAAAAACTTGATTCAGTTGTTCCAAGAGAATACCTTTCGATTATGTCTCCTAATCCTAAATCAGGCACAAAACCTGAATAGTTTTTTGATAGAATACTAGACTTTTTATGACCCATCAGAGCTTCTACAACGTCATCAGGTGCTGCAAACTCATCTTGAAAAACACGGGCCATTGCAGATCTAATAATGGAGGGGCCGCTTACACGTCCTTTTGACTCGTTGAGTCCATCTATGAAAGGCAGCTTGTCTTCATGCAAAACAAATATTTTAGGCATGATCGTTCTGTTAAACAGATTAGAATACTGCTTATTTGATATGTCGAACAAGAATTCTGTCTTTGAGGAGTTTAAGTTGCGAAGTACCAACTCTCCCATTTCACTATTTTTATTGTATTTTATCTTGTTTCGTTTTTTATTGCTATCAGCATCATCTTTTTCTGCTATGACAACAAAATCACCGACCACGCTAACATCTGATTTTTTGATACCACCCGTGTCGCTTGAGAATATTTGACCGGGACGTTGGAAAGTATTACGGTGATATGTAAGAGCATCACGCTCAAGTTGAGATATTTTATCTTTTTCAAAAGATTCAGCGTATATAGAATCCAGTTCATTTACGGGAATAAGCCCCTTCATTTCTCTGGTTCCAGATAGTCCGTCTCGTTGCGTTCCTCCTAGACCAGTGCGGGCTGCTAAATTTCCTGTTCCGGCAATCTTTGGGTATGCTTTAGGCGTAAAGCCCTCGTACTCTCTAGTTATAGTATCAAGACCAAACTTGTCCACAGTAGGAGCAATGGCAGTTTCTAAATTTTGAAAATTGTACCAGCGATTTGCCCCGCCTTCCATCTTTCCAAATCTTGCCATATATTCAGTTTCTGATAGCCTGTAGAAGGGAGTATCAAGAGGAATCCCCATGTCTTTTACTGCTTTAGGCTTCCCTAGCGTTGCTATCTTTTTAGGGTCAACACCTTTACGCTTGGGCTGACTAGCAGCAAACTCAATAACCTCACCGTACGTGAGAGTAAGGTCTTGAGCCTTTTTTGCAAACTCTGTTTCGCTTAGTGCCATAGTTTAGTACCCGAACGTCGAATCCATCGGCTGATACACACGGTCTTTGATGCCGCGAAGCTGATTGTTGATCGTTGCGTATCCTGATGTTCTTGTCATTAGCATATATCTCAGTGCGTCGTAGGCGTGGTCTTCAGCCTTTGTGTCTACGTCTTCGCTGTTGTTCTTAGACAGCGGAATACCTGACAGTTGTTTGATTGTGTTCTGACAGGTGTTGAATATCTTCATACGGGGTTCGTTGGTGTACGGATCATCCGACAGACGACGGTGGATCTCCATCTTACCCGCTAGACGGTTCCGGTCAGAGGGTGTCCACCTCACGCCGCACCGTATCATTGTTTCTGCAATAGACGGGCCAAGCCCAGTCTTGTTCCAACAGGAGGAGTCAAGCACCGTGTAGTGTGGTGGCTGATCGTCTGCCTCCATCTCCATGATACGACTGGCAAGCTGTTCGCCTGTCATACCCTTGCCGTACAGTTCACGGTAGACCCAGATGTTGTTGTCCCAGTCGATTGCGCCCCACAGGACACATGACGGAGAACTGTAGCCGTAGTCAGCGGCTCTGATGCGAGGCCAGTTGGTTGGCAACTCTACGGGATCAACCACATGGCGAACCCTGCTAAACTCTGGGAACGCTGCACCTTCGGCAACGTCCCAGTCCCCATCAAGAAGACGCTTGCGCTCTACCTCTGGGAGGGAGCGTAGCATCGCCTCGTACTGTCCATCCGCCATGAGGTATGGGTTGTCGGTCAGACGTGCGGGGATAAAGCGGCGATAGAACAGAGGCTCTCCCTCTTTCTCGTGACCGACAGGCCACACGAACGGTTTGCCTGTTTCGATATCTATTGCCGGATATGTCGTATTGTGCGGTGCTGCGTCGATGTACATCTTCTTGACCCACCAGCCTCCTACCCCACCGGGGTTGGCTGTGCAACGCATGGAGAGTTGCCCCATGAGTTCCGGATCAGTCGTACGCAGACGAGAGCGTAGGTAGTCCCACACGTAAGAGGACGGATACTGTG